ATTGTTTCACGTGGAACACCGCCACACCGACACACGAAATAAAATGTTTCACGTGGAACACATTGTTAAACAAAGTTAAAAGAATAATTTAACACAAAATAACACGCCAAACGCTTGCAGGTGAAATAAATTGTTTAACTTTGCATCGTGTTAAACAATTAAATACTTTATAAAAATGAAAACAACAGATTTAATTTATCAAAATCAGAAAGTGTTAAACGCATTGCAAGAAATGTTATTGCAAAGTAAGAAACACATTGACTTTTTGGCTGCAAATGCCCCCCGAAATCCGTGCAAGTTTGGAAAGCATTGCCGAAAGCCTGCAAACGGGTGTTGGTATTTTGGAAAATCAAATCGTGTTTAACCGTGATACACGCATCAAGTTTGCGAAAGAGTGCGTCTGCAAAAATCAAGCGTATGACTTTATCGCCGCCGAAAAGTTAATCGGTCGTTTCAAAACCTTTTGTGAATGTTACCCCACAAACTTGTACATCGGTTTAACGGGTGTTGAAACATTGCAGGACAAATAACAATCAGCAAGCGAAAAGAAAAGGCGGTAACAATCAAGTTGCCGCCTTTCTTTTTGTCCTGCCTTTCAGTTACTCAATATAAACGCCGTCAGACAAAGCCGCATATATCATTTCCTGCTCTTCTGTCAGCATTTCGGCGGTGTGGATAGGTGTTACATCATCGAACACATTAAACCCTCTGAAATCGCCTAAAATGCCCGTTTGTCTGTCATTGTTTCGCCCGTTGCTTGCGCTCTCGTACCACTTGCAGTAAATGTAAGGTTCTAAGCCGTAATATAACATTTCGTTCCAATCATCGCCGCCCACGGTTTTAACTTGGGTGCTTGGTGAAAGATATAGTATTTCGCTGCTCGGTTCGGTTTCCTCAACTTGAAATACAACGCCGTTGCAGGACAAAAGCGCAACACCGTTGCCTGTTATCACGTTTATAACGTACTGCAAAGCTATCGTTTTGCCTGCATAATCGGTATTGAGGTTTACAAAGCCTGCAAACGGCAAAAAGATTTGTATTTCGCTTTCGTAGTCGGTGTTGTCCTCATTGTGCGCTGGTACTACCGCCGTGCCGAAATCAAGCGTTATTTTGTCTTGCGCTGGCTGGTGGCAAGATACGCCCGTGTTGTAGTTGCCGCATCGTATTACATCGGTGCTGCTTGCGCCTATGTTGGTGTAAATCCTGCGTATGCGGTTCACGTATTCGCCCAAATCAATGTTTTCGTAAATCGCTGCACCCGTTTCGGGGTCGCTGCCCGTTTCCTTGAAAAACCGTTTGCCGCTAAACTCTGCCAACTCATCAAGTGTTACCAAATACACGTTTATTGCGCCGTACTGATCGCCTACAACGGTAACGGGGTACGCACTGCCAATAACTGCAAAACCGCTCCAATTAGTGTTTACTTGTATGCTTCCCGTTGCCGTCTTTTTATCGCTTGAAATCGTAAGGTCTTGCGTTTGAGGGTTGCCGCTTGCGTTATCGTAATAGAATTGCGGTGTACTTTTTTCGGTGTCAAATTCTGTACCATCGTTTGCCGTTAATGTAACATTTACCGTTTCCCCGTCTTTCACATATTGCGGCAAGTCCTCGTTAGCGGTGCAATTTGATAGGTTTGTAGAAATTTCTACCACATAATCGTAACTGCCCGTAAGCGTTACGGGCTTTGTCGGGTCTATGTCGGTAACGGTTAGCGTTGCTTGTTGGCTGTATTCCAAATCCTGCACCACAAACGGCGTTTTGGTCGCTGTTCCTGCCTTGTTCGTGTAACTCGCTTTGAGGTCAAAGAAACGCACTTTGTTCGGTCTGTATTGCCCCGTAACGGTGAAAGTTGCCGTTTCCCCGTCAAACGTATGTTGTTCGGTTACACCGCTGCCCGTTATGTTGTTCGTAACGTTAAGTTCGGGTGTTCCCTCGCTGGCTGTCGTACCCGTAAGCGTGAAACTCTCGCCCGTGTCGGTGTCGTCATACTCCCAACTTGCCGTTTTACCGTCTGGCGAAATTGTCAAGTCCTTAGTATCGGGGTAGCCGTAACCGTCCGTAAATTCCACTTGCGCCGCCGTTATCTTGTAACCCTCGTTTGCCGTTACTTGTATGCTCACATCAAAATAACTGCTGCCCTTTGTTCCCGTTGCGGTCGTGTTCGGTATGTTGTTTATAACTTCCAAATCGTTTTCGCTTCGGGTGTTTCCCGTGATAGTTATTTCCGTGTCTGCATCGGTGTCGGACAACTCACCAAATGCCCAAACCTTTGCGCCGTTTTGCTCCAAAACAACGCTTTTCGGGTAGCCGCTTGTGTTGTTATAAACCGCCTTAATATCGCCTACAAACAAATAACCGTCATTCGTTCTTACGTTTATATCCCAATAACCGCCGCTTGCGTTCCACTGGCTGTTATCATCGTGTGCGTTAGGTATATTTACAATTACTGCCATACTCTTTTAATTTTCGGTTGTTCCTTTTAATGTTACCATAATAATTCCGCCCGTTTCATTGAGTAAGCCCGTATTTGCAAACGGCACTTTCTCAAAATTCGGGGTGCGCTTGTAAACGGTATCACGGTTTGAAATATACGGGTCGGGGTTGTCGCTTTCAGATACACGCCCCGTTGCCGCCAAAATTTCGCTTTCGTAGGTTTTAAGCACATCAATACGCAAACTTAATTCGTAGGCGTTGTTTCCCTCAAAACTTACCCTATCCACGAAATAATAACGCCCTAAATCGGGTATGTAACAATAATTGAAAGTCGGTCGGGGCTGCTTTCGTAGTGTTACGGTAGGGCGCAACACATCGAAAGTTTGCCGCAAATCTCCCTCAATCGCCGTAAAGTCGCCCAACTGCTTGTTTACCGTGTTCGGGTGTCCGTTGTATGAATAAAAGTTTATCGTTGTCATATCTGCAAAGAAAAAAAGGCGGTGCGGTGCGCTTTCACCTGCACCCACACCGCCCAAAGTTAAACAATCTAATACCTATTGAGTTACTCAATAAAGAATACTACAAAGTTTTCGTTTGTATCGTTGAAATATCCGGCGTCAAACTTGTAATAGTTGTTGAAAAACTCGGCTTTCGCATTGTAGTTGGTTGTTACCCGTCTGTCAAGATTGCAAACGCCCAACGCATCACGGTCGAACATTACGCCCAACACGCCCGAAATTTCAACGGCTTTGCCGCCGCTTTCCTTGATATTAATGTTTCCCGTGCTGGCAAACTCGTAGTTCTGTCCGCTGCCCTGCCAAAAAGGTACGGTTTCGGCTTGCGGCAAAAGCACATCGCCACGGTTGAACGTGTCGGAATAAAGATAGGTTTGCGCTGCCTTTGCAAAGTCGGACAAAAGTACAACGTGTAACATATCTTTCGGCGTAAATCTTTCCTTGCCGCCAACATTGAACACGGTCGAAATGCTTTGCAGGCGGTCGGCATACGTACCCATAACGTAAGACGCGAAGCGGATAAAGTCGGGGTCGGTTATCGCCTTTGCAGCGGTTAATTTTGTGCTTGCGCCCGTCTTATCGTTGTACAACTTCAAAAGGTTTACACAACGTGCCGTGCTTGCGCTGGAAAGGTCTGCCCCTGCCATATCATATGCCGCCGTTGCTCCAAACGCTTGCGCATCAGCTAACACGGTTTCCGCAATCATATTGTTAATTGTGCGCATTATCAGCGCATCGGCTTTGATAGTCATTGACTTTTCAACGGCTGCATAAATCATCGAAATAAAGCCGTTAAGTTGTGCGGCGTTGCTGAAACTTTCCTTAACCTGCCTTTCGGTGATTGATACGGGCACTTCAAACGTAACCTTTGAGTTGAAAAACTTTGCGGTAATGGTCGGTTTGTGGAAAACATCTTGGTCGTAACTCTGTCCGTCCTTCAAGTTCCACGTATCGTTTTCTTCTGCTTCGGGAACATCGGCACTTATTTTCTCCAATACGCTGCCAAACTCCCACGCATCCATTAAAACGCTCGGCACTTTGCCCGCATAAGGTCGGTTTACGAAAATCACCTTGCCGATATGATTTACAAGTGATTTTACATAATTATCCACGGCATTTTGATTGAACACTTCTTTGCCCAAATCCACAATGCCCGTCAAATCCTCGGTTACAATGTCAGTCTTTCCCAACACTTCACCCGAAACGCTGTTAATAAGCGTGTAAATCTGTTTTACTTCCATATTGCTAAAATTAAATTAGTTATTCGTAAATACTCGTTGTTATCTCTCTTACAAGTGCAAAGATAATGTTTTTTCTCCAATTATCACGCCTTAATTGCAATTCTTTTGCAATTTCACTTGAAATTGATTTGCTTGCGCCCGTTCCTTTGCTTGTTTCGGTTGTCTGGCGTTCCTCTGTGCGGTTTCTCTCATCGTTTGCGGTCTTTCGGTCGCTGTCGGAAAAATCGGTGTCATTAAACGCCTTGTTTGCACCCGTTTCGGTGTTGTCCGTGCTTTCCTGCAAAGTTACGGTTTCCGTCCGTTCAACGCTGCCCGTTACGGGTGTCAGTACATCGTAATCGGCAAGCATCGCCGCCGCCTCACGTTCCCAGCCTTGCACGTTTATCGCGATCACCGCCGAAACAACATCGCTTGCGTTGTCTCTGGTTATGCTGCTTACAACGGTCTTGCCGCCGTACATCAGTAAGGCGTAAGCGTCTAACTTGGTCGGGTCGGTATCGCCGAAAATTGCGGCATACTCTGTCGGATATTCAGTCTTGAAAACCGCCTGGAATATCCCGTTACCCTTTGTAAATAGTTCGCTGTATTTCATTGCTTATCGTCTTTGTTTTCTTCTGTTTCTTCTGTTTCCTCTGTTTCCTCTGTTTCGGTATCGTTACCGTCCGTTTCCGTTTCCGTTTCTTTCGTTTCTTCTGTTTCCTCTGTTTCCGTGTCGTTTCCGTCTGTTTCGGTGTCGTTTCCGTCTGTTTCGGGGTTTTCCTTTGCCGTTTCCAAATCAGCCGCCAAAGCGTTGTAATTATCCCGTTCCAAACCCCAACTGCTTGCAAGTTTAACCGAAATTTCGGTGTCAAACATCGCATTAATTTTCTCAACTGCATTTTGTCTTTCTTTTAGCATATTATCCACATACGGCAAAAGTACGTCCACATTCATTGATACCTCGCCCAAATTGAGCCGTTCACGCTTCATATTATAATTTGCGTTCAAACCCAATTCGTTGTACATACTCGCTTTGTAGTATTGTATCAGTTCAATAAGTTGTGTAATATACACGCTGTTTGTGGTCGGGGCTGTCTGCATATTTACGCCCTTGAAAAATGCGTTTTCCCCGATAATTGAAAACTCGCCGTCTTGTATCTTGCGCAAAAACTCATCGGCACTCTGTTTCGTCTTGTCATCGCTGGCACTTATCAGCATCGTGATACGGGTCAAAATGCTTGCCGTGTTCAACGAAATAAGCCCGTCAGTATGCAAGACGGCATAACGCCCGATAAGCGGCAAAAGGCTTTCGCCGTTGCTGTCATTTTCAATCAAAACCCCGTCTTTCTGTATATCGTAGGTTTTGTTTAACTTTAATGCAGGGTTCGCCACGGTGTAAAGCGTTGCCCGTCCGTAAACATCGGGTTCGCCGCCTTTGCCGCCCGAAAGCGCATACAAAACCCCGTCCACGCTGGTAACAAAGGCGTTGCCCGTTGTCTGCAAAAGCCGCTCCAATTCTTTTTGCGGTATGCTGTCAGGCAAACCCTCATACTCAAACATACTTTGAGTTTTCGCCAACGTGTTCGCAATAAATTCAGTTACGGCGGTGTCTTTGTCCCTTACTTGTTGCTGGTACAACTTGTAAATGTTATCTTTCCTTTTCATCTGTCAAAACTTTAATTAGGGTTGTAAGTTCGGCTAACACTTTCGTGTTTTCAGCAATCGTGTCCTTGAGGTTTTCCGTTTCTTGTTGGTGCGCCTGCCTTTGTTTCACCATATACCAAAACAATGCGCCACACATCACAATCGGAAAACCCAAACTTGAAATGAGTTGAATAATAGTATTTGCGTCCATATCAATAAATTTTTAGTTCCTATTGCAAAGATAGGCATTTATTTCGTAAAACGGTCGGTTCGGCACGAAATTTGCACCAAACCGCCCGTTATTTTCATTTAAGCGAAACAATGTTTGTCTTTGCACTCGTAATTAAATAATTGCGTACTATTTCGCCTATTTCGTTGTCTTGGTAGAAAACTTTGTCTATTGCGAAAAACCGTGCGACTTGTTGTTCAACGTAACTTGCCGTGCTTAACAACTTGCGTTTGTAGTTCGGTTTGCCGTTCATTTCAAGCGAATAAATCAAAGCGTTTTCCTCATCTTTTATCGGGGTTGTCTTTGCGTGTATGTACGTGAAACATTCGTTGCCTACTTGGATAATGTTACCCTGCAAAACAACATCGTTAAACTTAATGTAGTACACAAACAACACATCTTGCGGCTTGTACTTGCACGGCAAATGCGGATATACTGCAAGTTCCCACTTACCGCCCGTAATCATCTGCAAGTTTTGATTATCGAAACAAAAATACTTGTTGCTGGCTTTGTGTTGTACTATCGTGCTGCAATACTCAACCGCCACTATTGCGCCGTGTTCTCCAAAGCGGTATATATCTATCGTTCCCTGCTCCATAAACGGCACTTGCTTCAAACCCATTTCAGTAAAGTACGGGCAAAACTTGTTTACCGTGTTACCCAACATAAACACTTTTACATCGTTCCTTTGCCTTATTATCGTGCTTAAAAGGTTCATAAACAACATAAACTCATCGGGCAAATAATACCGCCGTGTCAAAAACTCATCAAACACAATCGTTGTAACATTCGGGTAACTACTGCTTTTTTCGTGTTCCTGCTCTGAAAGGCAAAACCCGTAACAAAACGGGGTCGGGTCGGGTGTCCGCTTGTTTTTCTCTGCATCGTAGTAAGATAAAAACCATTTGTTTGACATATAGAACACTTCGTTAAATTTGCCCTCTGTCAGTTCCTCAATAAGCCCGTTTGCCACGTGATTTGCAAACAGACTTTCGGCACGTTTACCCCTTAAATCCTCTCTCCACCTGCGTATGTATGCCATTTGTTTGCCCGTCTTGATATAGTTTTCCAAACCATATTTTAAGGCGGCATAAGTCTTGCCGTTTGACCTTTCGCCAAATATCACGTTATAATCGGCGTTCTTGCTTAAAATCGCTTTCAAGTCGTAAAATTTCGGCTTGTCTGTCTTTGTCTTTCTTGCTGTCATAATCGTTTATTTTAGTCCTTAAATTTAATACCTCGCAAATAATTTATATACATAACCGAAAGGGAAAGGCTGTAACCCGTTGGCTCTAAATGTACTCCCGTGCGTTCGTTGTAATGCGCCGTGCCTCCTTTGTAGTCGGTTATTTCGCCTTGTATCTCGTAGTCTATGTACGTATGTATGTTTTTGCCCGTTGCCGCTGGCGGTATATCCAAATAGTTGGTGAACGCATCAAATATCCCGTTTGCCCCGTACTTTTCAATAAGATACGGTATCGCCGCCTTTTTGTTTACGCCCGACACGGTTAAACTGAAATCGTATGCCTTGCCGCCTGCTTTGAGTGCGTTCGGTTCTTGCACCATATAACGTTTTGCACCCAAAGTTTTAAACCTTGTATATGTACCCTCGAAATCCCACACGCCCAAAGTCTTTGTTATGCCTTTTATCGTTTGCGGCTCGCAAAGCGAAAACGGCAAACCGTGGTGCTTGCAGGCGGCACGCAATTTCATTTGCACCTGCATATTATAAGCCTTGAAATACGCTTCATGCGCTTTGCCGTTCATTATCTTAATGCTGTCGGTGTCGCTGTATATGTAATCGTCTTTTGCTTCGTGTATGCCCGTGAAAAGGTTGCGCCGTGCGTATGCGGTTACGAAAATGCCCCACGGGTAAAACAAGAAACGGTTTTTGCTGGTGTTGTACTTGTATAAAAGTTCCTGCTTTTGTTCGGCTGTCATTGAGTTAATATCCCATTCGCCGTTATATGTAAACTCATCGCGCAAAGGGTTGGTAACACTCATACCGTAACAACTGTTTAACATTTCCTTGCTGTTTAGATATTCCACTTCTTTGCCTTCAACACCTTTCAATTTCGTCTTGCTTTCGTACAAATGCAGGATAGATTTTACAAACGGGGTCGGCAAATAGTCTTTCTTGTAACAATACATTTCACCCACTCGCATACTTTCCCACGTGTAAAAGTTTTTGATTATATTAAAATCCACGTCCGTAATTGTCAGCGCAATTTTTGCAGCCGCCACAATACGTCCGTTATTCTCGCACGGGTTTTCTTTCACAAAACATTTGCTTGCGCTTATCGGGTTGTCTTGCGTTTCGCTGGCAAATATGTTGGTAAACTCAATATCGAATACGCAACAATACTTTGATATTAAAAACTCAAATTGCGCCATACTCTTAACAGTGATTGCAACGCCTTGCGACATCGGGTATTTTTCCTCTATCATTACATACGGGTAACTGCTTGTAAAGTCGTAACTATCCACGTTGTACATTATTTCGTCTGTATATTCGGCGTTTGCGTGTGTAAAACCGCCTGCAAATGCACGTTGCAGCATATTAAATTCATTCATACCCGTAATTTGTAGTTCCTGCATCAAGTTTACGTAATCCCAATTCGGTACGATCTTTCCTGCATCGCTTTTTTCACGCAAACAATGCGCACGGCAATACTTGCGCACAAACCCCGTCTTTGTTATCGGTATGTGCGTTATCCCCTTGCTTTCCTCGATACGTTCCTGTATGTAGCACATCACTACTTTAATATCGTTTATGCAGTAGTGTATTTCAGCATCGGTTAGCGGCGTTTCGCTGTGCCTTATTTGCTGGTAGTCCAAATCGCCGACGGCTTTTGCACACTTGTATTTCATAAGTTGTTCGCCCAACTTTGCAAGCGAATAACCCGAAAGCAAGTAACTACAACGAAACTCAATGTTACCCGTTGTTATCGCGTAAATCGGCTTGCGCAAATCAATACTGAAAACCCGTTGCCACTCAAACCACTTGCGCAAAAACTGAAATTCGTATGAAAGGTTATGCACATACACAATAAGGCGTAATTTGTCATTCAGCCCTAAAACCTCGCTTACGGTCTGCATCATCGTAACAAATTCGCCCCACGTGCGCCCCATTATCGTGTAACCGTTTATGCCAAACTGCCAAACGTACATTATTGCGGCTTTCTCTAATTTCGCCTTGCGCCCGTTCCTGTCCTGCATACGCTGCATTTGCTCGTATGTGTACGCCCGTCCGTCCGTATCACGGTAAAAACTTGTAGTTTCAATATCAAATGCGCACGGGATATTGTAAAACCGTTCGCCCTTGCTGTTTCCGATAATGTTTTTCTCGTTTACGGCACGTTGCAAGACGCTGGCTATTTCGGTCGGGCTGTTTATTCTTTCTTGTAACTCAAAAGGTATTTTTTTCATAACCCAAACTTTGCAAAGTTGCGCAATATGCGTTCGATATTGTTTCCCGTTTCTTCGATAGCATCCGCAACCTCTTTTGCCTGCCTTTCTATCTCTGCATCAATCGCCCGTGAAATGCTTTGCGCTTCACTTTCGATTTGTGTGCTTATGTCGCTTGAGCTTTGCTCCATTTCGCCCGTGAAATCTTTGTACCGCATCAAATACCGTTCCACAAATTCGCTATCTGAAACGCTGTTTAACTTACCCTGCAAGTTCCTTGCCATAAGGTTGTACTCATCGGGCGTTAAATCGTACACACGTTGCAAATGTTGACCGTACTGCCTTGCACCTTGCGCCGTGCTGGTTGGCTGGCGTAAAAACGAAATCGCCTTGCCATACTCAATTTTTAAGGTGTTCCAATCGCCTCTCATTGAAAACTTGGTAAACCCCTTAATATCGCCTTTGTTTAACGCTTGCACGGCTGGCGAAAGTTGTCCGCTTTGCTCTATGTTTTGAATACGGCGGTTCGCCATTTGAAAAACCCTTGCGATCTCTTTGCGGTATTCGGGACTGCTTTCCACGGCTTGCAATATCTCTTTTTTGATATTCGCCCGTTGGGTTGCTCCAAATACAGACTTTGTAAACTTAATCTTGTAACCTAACTTTGCCATAACGCTGTTATATTAAATAGGGGTTACAAACATTGCAACCCCTACAAAGTTAAACATAACTTTCCAAACTCTTACAAGTCCACGAACGAAATAGAGTAACACTTCTTGCCGTGGCTATCATACTCGTAAATCGTGTACCCAACTTTGCCGTCTTTGATAGTTTGTACCGCCTCATCATCGGCAAGTATTTCACGCACCGTTTCGGCGGTGTGGCTCGGTAGGTTCACCAACCGTTTGTTTTCTTCGTCAATGATTACAGGACTATCGCCCAACTGCGACTTGTGGACATAAAGCCCGTTAATCTTGTGTACCACGTCTTTGCCGCCCTCATTTTCAGAGTTGAAAATATCGGCTAACTTGGTGTACTGAAAGTCGGTTGTGTCAATGCCAAACGTGGTCTTGTTAAATTTACTTGCAAAACTTTTCATTGTAGTAATTCTTTTAATTGTTAAACTTGGTGTTAATTGTTATTCGGCTGTCTGTCCTTGCGGTTCACCGTCAAACGGCAAATTTGGTTCGGGGTTGGCTTGCGGCTTCAAGTCCATAAGCCACGCACGAAAGCGGTTTATTTTCATAACCACCCTTTGATTGCGGCAAACTTCATTACACGCCATAAGGCTACCCAACGCCGACAAAGCGGCTAACGAAAATTCGTCAAATGCGTTTCTTTTTTCTTCCATTGTAGTAAACTTTTAATTGTTAAACATAGACTTCTTAAACTTCAACGTGCCGTTGTGTTTGACTACCGTTGTGTCGGTTGTTACTATCGTTGCCTTGCCCCGTACCGTTGTACCCTTTGTAACGGTGCAACCCTGCAAGATTGCAGATAAAAACAACATCGCACAACTTACGACAAAAATAGCTAAACACATTGCAACTTCTTTAATTGCTTCTTTCGGTTGCTCTTTGAAATGCTTTACTAACTCTTTCATATTTCAACTTGTTTAAGTAACACGTTGCAAAGATACAACTTTTTTCTAACATACAAGCATAAGCGCACAAATTATTTTCGTTTTAACTTTTCTTAACTCTTGGTGTTGTGTTCCACGTGAAACATTTTATTTCGTGTGTCGGTGTGGCGGTG